ACGGGACTCTTGGTTGCATTTCCTAGTTGGATTATGCACTGGATTGATCAGTCACCAGTACCTCAAGACAGGTACAGCATCGCTTTCAATCTTACCCTATCTCATATCCATTCTAAATAGTACGTGGAGACCTGCGTTCTATGTCTACAGTTGGAATTACAGTTGGTGATCTAGCTCAACCAAAGTATTGGGAACCATTTTTAAATATGGTTGAGAATAAAGAAGGTTTTATGACCAAAGAGGAAAGCGGTGGTGGACCTCGTGTTGGTGGTAATGGATTGTACTGGGTTGATGTTGATCACGCATCTTGGAAGAAGGTTAAGAGTGCTGGAATAGATGGTGTCAAATCATCTTTCCATAAAGATGGTAGAACTGCTAAGATATGGGTATACCGTGGTGGTAGATCCTATGGTCAATCTAAGCCAGGACAGTACGTAGCATTATCACATTTAGATAAGGAGAATATTAAAGAGTCTGGATATAATTTAGGTAACGTTGCTGAAGGTATACTTGCTTGTGCTATAGCAGCAAGGTTTAAGAACAAGAGAAATAATAATATTACTGATGCTAACATAGATGATATCATTACTCTTATACGTGGACAGACTGGTCAGCAGAGAACAGTAGTTATTGATTCCCCCAATTTAAATACTAAAGTCGTAGATCATATACACCTTACGGTTGAGTTAGCACGAGCTGATATGAATCTCTTGACTACTACTGATCCTGCTCAATTTGATGCACTTTATAGAACTTATCCAAGTATAAAAGCTTTCCTTCAGAGTAGAGATATTAATTACCTAGCTACAGAGTGTTATACTAATAACATATACAATAAGATAGTTGTTGAAGCTCTTGGTATTACAGGTGGTGGTGACACAACAGTTGATGTTAATTTAAGGATTGATCCTGATAGTACCATAACAAGAGGAGGATTTTATTTCCCTATTACTGGTACAACAAATGATATGATGGCAATCAAACAGATATCATTGAAGAGAAATGTTAATCAGTTTGGACAGGTTGGTGGTTGGGATAGGGATAAGCAGGATGAATTGTGGCAAAGAATTATTGGTCAAAGACCTTCTTCTAATGGTGCATTAATGTCCTCTTGGGATACAGAGATTGCTAATGGTCCTGATATGCAGTCACGTGCTATCAATGCTGTTAATAAGGTTTATGATTGGGCTGGAAATATCATTGAAACTAATTGTTTAAATCCTCAATCTAAGACTGTATTCTGGAGGAGATTTGCTGATGCTATAGAATGGTTTGCTACCCGACGTGAGGAGAATGTTATCGTTGTTAATCTTAAGGAGGGTGCACGTCCAGAACTGTCCACTGCACAGATATTTCAGTTCGATGGGCTGTATAATGGATTGGTAAGTGGTTCCTACAACCTTAAGGTACTGATGGAAGACTCTTCAGATCAAGATGGAAGATTACCAGACAAGCGTATCGTTCGTTTAATCGATGATGATATCAGTGGTACCGTAGCAAAGAAAACTATCCTATCTTTCCGTCTCAAGTATGAGAAAGCAAAGGATTATTTCAGAAACTATGTTGAAAAAGGTGACGCACTTCATAGAATAATCGGAGCAGACTAATGTCAAAGAATACCCACCTCGAACATTTAGAGGACGACATACTAAACAATGGATCTGAAGGAGGTAAGAATGCTATACTCTTTCTGAAATCTCTTGGGAAAATGTTGGAAGGTCCTTCAAGTAGTAGCATAGCTGTTACTACCAAGTGGGATGGTGCTCCTGCTATTGTATGTGGTAAGGATCCTGAGAGTGGATACTTCTTTGTAGGAACTAAGAGTGTATTTAATAAGACTAACCCTAAGATATGTTATAACGAATATCATATAGATGACCTCTATCCTGGAACTGGAGGATTGAATTATGTTTTAAAGAAATGTCTTAAGGAACTTAGTAAGTTAAGTTTCTCAGGTGTACTTCAAGGTGATCTCTTATGGTGTGGTAGTACCGTTACCCAGACAGTTGGTGGAGAGAATTGTGTTACGTTTACTCCTAATACAATCACTTATGCTGTACCTACTGGTACTCCTTTAGCAACTAAGATACAACAATCAGATATTGGTATAGTATTTCATACAAAATATACTGGTACTAGTATTGCAACTATGACTGCAGGATTTGGTGTTACTACACCACCTGCTAGTACACAGCAATGTGTTGTTCTTTCATCTTCATTTTCAGATGCATCAGGTGCTTCACAGTTCACTGCTGCAGAGAAAACTGCATATAATTCAGCAGTTAATCGTGCTAGTGGATCTCTTAAGCAAGCATCAGAATTTCTTAACGTACTGAAAGATACTGGGCAAGGTAAGTTTATGTTAGCAGTGATGTTTAAACAGTTCTTTAACTCTTACATCCGTACAGGCACTTCACTTACCAATACCAAGGCTGTGACTGCTAACTTTGCAAACTATTATCAGCAAGCACTTACTAAACAAATCAATTCAGTTAAGACTGCTAGTGCTAAAGGTAAGTGGCAGAAGGTACAGGCAGATGGATTGAAATTTATCAAGACATATAATAGATCCATATATATGACGGTGGCTTCTTATTTAAACCTCATTTCTGCGAAGACAATGGTAGTCAAAAAACTGTCTAAAGTACAGGACATTGGTACCTTTATTCGTACAGATGATGGGTTCAGAGTCACTGCTCCAGAAGGATTTGTTGCTATAAAAGATATGAAAGCACTTAAGATTGTGGATCGTATCGAATTCTCTAAGTCGAATTTCACGGTAGCAAAGAACTGGGGATGAATAAATAGATAGAGGAAACGTCGTAGATTAGATGAAATTTACTAACTTCATTAGCGAAGCTAGGACTGCTGCTGGAGAGACCGCTGTTAAGAGAGGTCTACAACACGTTGGTCACGGCTATTATGCAGACAGATCTGGTACTATAGTTGCTAAATCAGAGGGCGGTCAAAGACTGGTACCTGTTGATCCACAGGAGGCAGAGGTTGTACAACAAGATGCTGCTACTGGATTTGAAGAAGATGAAGCTAATGGTAGTGTAGAAGATAAGGGTGAAGTCGCAATGACATTTGGTCGTTTCAATCCTCCTACCATTGGTCATCAGAAAGTATTTGATAAGGTGGCTTCTGAATCAACAGGAGAGTATAGAATTTATCCATCACGTAAGGTGGATCCAAAACAGAATCCTCTTCAACCAGTTGAGAAGATTAATTTTATGAAGAAGATGTTTCCTAATCACGCTGAAGCAATTCAGAATGATGATAAGATGGGGAACATCTTTGATGTATTGAACGCATTGAATGAAGAAGGTTACAGTTCTATTAAGATGATCGTTGGTGATGATAGGGTGTCTGAGTTCAGTTCATTACTAGAAAAGTATAACGGTGTAGCATATAATTTCGAAGACGGATTAGAGGTCAAGTCTGCAGGTGCTAGAGACCCTGATGCTGAAGGTGCTGAAGGTATGTCAGCATCTAAGATGAGAGCATTCGCTGCAGAGAATGATCTAAAAGGTTTTGCTAAGGGTATCCCTAATGGGGATGAGTCTTTGGCATCTAACTTAATGAATGCTGTACGTAGAGGTATGGGTGTAACTTCTGAAGAGAAGACACCATCTGGTGAACCTAAGAAGACTGAGAAGGTGACTGAACTCTGGAAGATCGCACCTAAATTTGATCAGCAAGGTCTACGTGAAGCATACGTTAATGAAGAAGTATTCCAGATGGGTTCTCTAGTAGAACACAATGACACTGGGGTACAAGGTGAGGTAGTGTACCGTGGAACCAACTATGTAATCTTTGAAGATTGTCACGGTTGGAGATTCCGTGTATGGTTAACCTCTCTCAATGAAGTGACACAGAATGAAGTTGATCCTGATGAGCAACACCATTCTGCTGATGATCATAGTGGAAACACTTGGAAGGTCGGAACTGATACATATAGGAAGGCACTACAGGATATGACTCCTGGTCAAGCCACTGGCAGGTTCACTACTATGCCAGCTGTCAGTAAAAAGTTCAGCGATTTCAGAAAAACTAAATAGTACTATCGGAAAACTTAATCCAATGGATCTCAAGCTTGCAGGAAGACTGCTAAAATACAATCCAGCAGATGTAACTAGAGCAACATATGTAGTGGAATACGCAGAGCGTAACTACTCTACTGCTGAAGCTCAACAGATGTACATCGATGCTAGTCTGAAAGAGACTATCGCTGCAAAGGAGATTGCTGGTATACTCCGAGAGAAAACTGCATTAGCAGCCACTATTGATACTAAACCATCTGCAGCCTCAGGTAAGATTGATACGATCAAGGAACCTAAGACTACTGAAGGTCCAGTGAATGCTAACCAAAGCTCAATCAAAGCCAAGGGGGATGCGAAGAAAGCTGCGGGTTTTAGCGGTGGTGTCAAGAACACGGGGCTAGTTGACACCAAGGAACAAGTTGAAGTCCTCGATGAAGAAGAGTATGATCGCATCAAAGACAGGAAGAGAGAGTTAGGACTCCCAGGACCTGGTGATGGAGACGAACCTTCTAACAGAAAACCTACTGGTGGTACCAGGGGGTTGACACCTGAAGAGCAAAGAAAAGCTCAAGCTAACTCTAAGAGAGCATTTGATACTGTCGTGAAGAACCTACGGGCTAAGCACGGTAATAATGCTGTCCTTACTAAGAAGGAAGATGTTAGTATAGAAGGAGAGCAGTTAACCGAAGCTCCCAACAAGCATTCAGCACGTCCACACGTTGCTGTACAAGCTCCTCAAAAGGAGAAACCAGGTAGAGATGCTGGTGCTATAGCGAAGAAGCGACTTGCTTCTAAACCTAAGCCTAGTGTTAAAGCCCAAGCAAAAGACGTTGCCAAGTCTGCTGGATCAGCCGTTAAGAAGACGGTCAAGGCAGTCGGTAAGAAAGCAGCACAGACTGCTGGCAAAGTCGCAGGTGAATACTCTGCTGCTAAAGAGAAATCTAAGAAGGCAGCTCAAGAGAGATCATCAACCTCTACAAAGTCTTCCTCGTCATCTGATTCAGATAAAAAGTCAGAGACACATAGGAAAGGTGAGGAACTTCTGAATAAAATCCGTTCTTCTGGCGGTCAGAAAAAAGACTCCTCATCATCTACTTCATCTTCAAAATCATCGGATTCTAATCCGAGTAAAGGTCCCAAGGCACCAACTATTGTTACAGGTGGGGACAAGAAGAAGGAAAGTAGCTCGTCGTCTTCCTCTAGCAGTGGAAGCACATCCAGCGGTACCTCATCATCTAAAGGTGGTGGCGTTAAACGTGCCGTTAAAAAGACAGTTGGTATCACAGCACGTGCTGTCTCCAAAGCGTCTGGATATGTAGCTAGCAGGATGGGTGAAGAAACCACACTGGAAACCACTATGGACCTATCAAGAACAGAAAGAATTCGGAGAATTCTGGGAGAGCAAGAGACTAAACGCCACGACCAGAATAATCTAAGGGATCCTGAAGCTCAATCTTGGAGAGACAGATTAGGATTCGATCTACAGGAGGACAATCCAACTCCTGAGCAACAAAAGAAGAGAGATGTCTTGAAGCAAACCAAGTCACTCACTAACAAAGGAAAGCATAAAGAAGCTTCCGCATTATTTAAAAAACACTTCCCTAATTTTGGTAAGTAGTATGGACTTAAGCGAAAAGAAATCACGAATCATTCTTAACCCTAAGAAGGAGGACTTAATGAAGGAATCTATACGTGCCATTGTTAAGGCAGATATCGAATCGCTTAGGGTACCTCGTAAAAGATCTTCTGAGGTTATACATAATTCAGATATCTGAAATTGAATTATGGTTAACTTTTTAATGCCTATAGCTATCAGCATAATTAACAAGGCTGTTGATAGAATACCCGAAGATCTTGACTCTGTAATTAAAGATTTTCTAATTAAACTGCTAAAGAAGGCAGCTGCTAAGACTGGAAACAAAGTAGATGACGAACTTGTTGTCGCTCTTCAGAAGGCACTGCTTGAATCATAGTGGTTATAAATAATAAAACGAAGTAACAAATCTCTGGAGATACCAATGGCAGTCCACGGAAAAATAGACGCTGCAGCCTTTAGTAATACTATAGGGGTCACCAATGGTGACGCTACAGTATCTAAGAACGCGGGCGATACAGTTGCTGTAGGTGATGTGCTTAATATTAGTAGTGTAAACTACATCGTTAAGCAAGTAACTAGCACAACTGCAATAGAATTGCATAAGAATTATGCAGGAAGCACAGCAACAGTTGCTGCTGCATCCGTTATAAAGAGAACTCCTCCTAAAGCAGTTGCAGAATATGTAATTGTTGGTGGTGACTCTAACTCATACGATCTAGTCTTTGTTGACACAACTGAGGATAGCATCGCATCAAACAAAACCCGTGGTATTTCTGGACCTGGTTGGTGGTTATATCGTTCATTCGTTTCATCTTCAGGTTTAACTAAGCACAAGGCAGAATGCCTGGTACCTTTGAAAGTTGCTGCTGGTTCAGCAGGTGACTTTGCTCAGGATACTATTGACGCTGATGTACTTGAGACAATCACAGTTGGTACACAACCTGCTAACTCCACCTCATCTTCTGGTGCTGGAACATTCGTTGCTGCATTTACAGTCGATCAGTCTGGTACTAAGCAGTACAAGTGG